GTTCGCAAAGACCTAAAAACCTCGATGCAAGAAGCAATGAAAGAGGGCATTACTGATGCAGGAGAAATTATTCCTCCAGACCCCGACCTTCTTGCTAAGCTTGTTAAGGAAGCGGAACTGATAGCGGGGCCCGGTCCTAAACAGACTAATGTGCCACCACTTAGAAATCCTTCTTACTTTGCAAACGATCCGTGGGCGGCAGCACAAGATCTGCGATCAGCCCTTCGAGGTACTCCGCTTAATACCTTAGCAATAAATGCTGCTACCCTTGGCTCTAAGATGACTAGAGGCCTTGATCCAAGTAAGCCAAACTTTATAGGCAAAAAGAAAGGCACAAATATAGACATGGCACGCTTAAGACATAGCTTGCAAGATGATGTTAATAAAATGCTAGAGGTATTAGAGACGTACAAAGAAAAGGGTTTTGGTTCTTCAAAGTCTAGGAGCGACCTTCAAATTAGCTTACTTCCTTCAATAGAAAAGTGGACCAAAGCACAAAAAGGCGAGTTCATTGTTCCAACTGTTTTAGCTTCTCACGAAGCATTTTTTGATAAAATGCGATTAAACCTAAGAAGAATGTCTGATGCACAGCGAAAGGTGCCTATTTATAATGAAATGCAAAAATTCGGCAGAGATATTGCCGTAGCGGTTGGGGAAGGCGAATTTGAGGAAGCGGACAGATTGTTGCAATCATTAAAATTAATAGTAGATGACCGCGAACTATTTGTACGAAAAATGCTTGAGTACGGTATTCCAGACCCAAGCATTCCAGAAGTAATACGACGCCGCGTTGGTTACCATGTGGACGATAGGCCACTATAGGCAGATAAAATATGGCTATTGATAAAAGTTTAGAAGCAGTAATGGAGCTAATTGGTGCTTCTGGAAACTCAGATGAAATGGGTGTTGAGGTTGTGGACCCGTATGGGATGGAAACCAATGACGAAGTTGTAGTCATTGAAGATGACGACGGCGGCGTAACAATTGACTTTGGCGGCACCGACACCCTTTTAGGTGGAATGGATGCGCCCTTTGATGCCAATCTTTCTGAGTACATGGAAGAAGATGATTTGATGCATTGTGCGTCAAAGCTTGTCGCTATGTACGAGGACGACAAATCAAGCCGTAAAGAATGGGAAGAGTCCTACAAGGAGGGGTTAGATTTACTTGGGCTTGAGATGGAAGACCGGACGACACCATGGCCCGGTGCCTGTGGGGTCTTTCATCCGCTGTTATCTGAGTCGGTTGTTCGCTTTCAAGCGCAAACTATTCAAGAAATTTTTCCTGCTCGCGGCCCGGTAAAAGCACGCATATGGGGCGTTACAACCCCTGATACAATCGCACAGGCAGAGCGCGTCAAGGAGTATATGAACTACCAACTCCTTGAAGTAATGACCGAGTATCGCGCAGAAACAGAAAAGCTTTTGTTCAGCCTGCCGCTTTCCGGCGCCGCATTCAGAAAAATTTACTATGACCCAACCATGGACCGTCCGTGCTCCATGTTTGTGCCAGCAGAAGACTTTGTTATTTCGTACGACGAAAGCTCGTTAGACAGTGCAGAACGTTACACACATGTAATGACCAGAAGCTCGAATCATATTCGCAAGCTTCAGGTCAGTGGCTTTTATCGTGACGTTGACCTTGGCGACCCAGAGCACTCGGTAGACGTAATAAAAGACAAGTACGATGAAATATCTGGTGTGTCGTTTTCCGGGCAGGAAGATGACCGCCACCAACTCCTTGAAATGCATGTTGATTACGATCTACCCGGTTTTGAGTCACCGGACGGAATTGCTCTGCCGTATGTAATTACAATTGATAAGTCAACAAATAAAATTCTTTCGGTCTACCGCAACTGGGACGAAGACGATCCTATGCGGAAAAAGATTCATCACTTTGTTGATTATGGATATGTGCCCGGAATTGGGTTCTATAACCTTGGTCTAATTCACATGATTGGTGGGTTAGCGAAATCAGCTACTAGCTTGCTTCGTCAACTGGTTGATGCAGGAACATTGTCAAACTTGCCGGGCGGCTTGAAGACCCGTGGCCTGCGTATCAAGGGTGACGACACACCGATTATGCCCGGAGAGTTTAGGGACGTAGATGTGCCCGGCGGTGTTATTCGCGACAACATTACGTTCTTGCCATACAAAGAACCTTCGGGTGTCTTGTATCAACTGCTTGGCAACATTGTAGAAGAAGGCCGCAGGTTTGCGTCAATGGCTGACGTAAAGATTGACGACATGAGACAGGACGCACCTGTGGGAACCACGCTTGCTATTCTTGAGCGTGCAATGAAAGTGCAGTCAGCTATTCAAGCGCGGGTTCACGCAAGCCTTAAGAAAGAATTTAAAATTCTTGCACGAATTATTAAAAAATACACTTCGCCTGCATATCCATACGAAACAGAAGAAGGCGAAAATATTAAGGTCGAAGACTTTGATAATCGTGTAGACATTATTCCGGTTTCAGACCCGAACGCATCGACATTGTCGCAGCGCATTATGCAGTATCAAGCAGCCTTACAGCTTGCAGCGCAGTCGCCAGACCTGTATGACATGCCACTGCTGCACAGGCAAATGATGGAACTAATCGGCATACCAAATGCAGATAAGATTGTGCCAAACCCAGAAGATATTAAGCCTGAAGATCCTGTTTCTGAAAACCAGAACATGCTTACGCTTAAGCCTGTTAAAGCGTTCGAGTATCAAGATCATACAGCGCACATTCGAGTTCACATGGTGCTAAGGAATGATCCACAGATTGCTCAAGACACACAGAACTCCCCAATGGGCGGCGCTGTAATGGCCGCTATTGATGCACACATTAGGGAGCATCTTGGGTTCCAGCTAAGGGACCAGATTGAGCAAGAGCTTGGGGTACCGTTGCCGCCAATGGGCGATCCGCTGCCAGCAGATATTGAAAAGCGCTTAAGCGTGCTTGTTGCCGACGCCGCAGATCAGTTACTCGGAAAGAAGCAACAGCAAGCACAAGCAGAACAACAGGCTCAGCAGCAACAAGATCCGGTTATCCAACAACGTGAGCGCGAGCTTGCAATTCGCGAACAAGATGTCCAAAGAAAGGCGCAAGCCGACGCTGCGAAGATGGGAATCGAACAACAAAAGCTTGCTGCAAAACAACAGAAAGATGCAGTAGATGCCCAGATTGCAATGGAAAAAATCCAGACCGATAAGATGGTTGACATGGCAGAGCTTTCTCTTGAGCAAGCAGAGCTAGAAGCAAAGACCGGCATGGAACAAGAAAAAATGGAAGCAGAAGGTTACAAGTACGCAATGGATCAATTAAAGGGAGAGTAACTAGTGGCCGACAGTGTTCTTGGCTCGCTAAGAAAAAAACTTAGAAAGCAAATGAACGATCTTGCCGACGCAATGTCGGTTGGCTCATGCACTGATTACGAGCAGTACCGACAGATGGTAGGAATGATTGAGGGCCTAGCTTGGGCGGAAAGAGAGATCCTTGATCTTGAAGAAAAAATGAATGACCCAAATGCAAAGTGGGACTAATGCCTGCAAAAAAACCAACGCGAAA